ATCAAAACGCCTTCTTCCTGGAGTTATCATACCCGCTAAAATAGTAACCGTTGTTGGGTTCATCATACCAAATACATCTTCCTCCACTATCGCTTTGGTTATGACCCGCGTTAAATCTTTAAACCGACGAGTCACCTCACGAATAAAAGCAATACGAAGGGAAGTCGTCCGACTAGGATCCCTTTGATTCAATGTAAGCTCGTTCTTACTCCTAACGTCTATATGTGTTGCTACTTCGCACATTTAACTTCAATTAATATAAATAAAATATTATTGCTATAACAATAGCCAAAGCAACAAACCAAGCTATATTTCTCATACGCTTTTCTGTCATTCTCATTATGCTTCAATTATATCATTTCTAGTTTGCATTGGTATTTTAAAATCAACTACTTCCCTACGTTTTGCAACTAACCACAGCAATGCATCTCCCTGAGGCTTAGACAATCGTTCTCCACTCTTACTTGAATACTGCTCATATACAATTTCAAAACCATTGTTCTCAACTACCCATTTTAACATACCAGCATTGAAAGTATGCAGGCCATGATTAACATAACCAGCTACTGGAGTATGTAGCATATAAAGGCCCTCAATAGCTACCATATCTAAGCAGTTCTTAAGACATTGCCTGGTATCAAATACATGTTCTAAACATCCAATGTCACAGAAAGTATTATATGCAAATAAATGTTCTGCTCTAATTGGTTTATTCATATCATGTATTAAGTCTGCCCGGGTATCCAAATAGTCAAGTACGGTGACTATAACCCCTTTTTTCTCAAGGAAGGATTTAAAATCTTTGCCTAAGAAAGTAGTACTTTTCATTTCCTGATAACCAAACATCAGAAACGGGGATTGAAAGAACCCGTCCAATGCAAATATCTCCTTATAATATTGAATATGTTGTTCTAGTATCATGTTACTTATTAATCTCCAACCTTTACTTTCTTTTCTACCAATTTATATTTTTTCAAAACATGTTTAATTTTTTCAATAGAATCAACTTTTACATGAAAACCAACTTCCGCAGAAACAACTGAATCACATTCCATAATTAACTTAAAGCTAGTTACTTCCATATCTCCGAATCCAAAAATTTCTAAAATTTCTGTAATATCATCATTTGGTGTTATAAATGCCATAATTACTTTATTTACTATTTACTCTCTAATTTGAACACTTCCATTTTGTCTCGTAGTAGCTGCCGTTTCTGTTCCACTTCTTGTTCTATTGGTTTCCCTTTCCCTTATAGCTAGTTCACGATTAACTTCTTCTTCCAACTTTCTTCCCTGTTCTTCCTCATTTGCCATTTCCTCTTCTGCCATCTGAAAAATTTCCTCCGCCTCTTCTTCTGACAACCCGAGTAAATACTTATAAGCTAATTTAGGAGGAAGAACATCGGCAGCAAATGAGCTATCAGAATAAACCTTCAATGACGTTGCCCTTGCTTTACCAATATCAACTTTTTCTTTTTCAGAAGGACTAAACAAATCTTCCCATAACACAATATACTTATCGACCTTAGGTAAAATACCATGTTTCATACATTTATCAATAAATGGTCGTAATATTTCTGGCTCGGCATATTCCTCCATTCTGGTCTTAATCAAACTCAACCACTGAACCTTATCTTGATCCGAAGACAATTCTCCTTTTTCTGAACCAAGCAACACCCTTATCGGAATCCCTGTTTGTGCCGAAATAGCTTGCACCTGTACAGTTATATGACCTTCTGGATCAGATATTTGTTGAGCCAATGCTTTCATCTCAAATCCTTGACCGGTAATAACTCGGCGAAGATCATGCTCATACATATCCAACTCTTTATATAAATCTTCACGATCACTTTCCGACATTTCATAATCGTCTTTGCTAATTGCCGAATAACCAGGGCGGGCCCCTCTCCAAAACATTTCGGCATCACCACCAAGTAATTTTTCTAAATCCAGTAATCTATTAGCAATTGGTTTCATCCTAGGTTTGCCATACACATCCGAAACTAAAGAACCTGATGTTATATGTAATATACGGGAGTGGTGAACTTGTATGCTTTGAGAAGAACCGGTTTCCTCATTTCCACCAATTCCAATCATTATTGAGTATACCTTAGGTTGACCATAACGTTCATTTGAAGTGTTGCTCTCCCATTCCTCTATTTTAACAGAACCCTCATCAATAGGTTTGATATACAATAATTTTAATTTTTGATTTTCTCCTACAGGCTTAATAAAATCTTCTGACTTTTTGATATCATTAAATCCAAATAACAAAAGGCCGTAACGACCAATTCCAGCTAATTTATCAATTCGTGATAAATACTTTTTTATTTTCAAAGTAGCTGACAACTCCTGCCAAGCTATCCCCAATACAGATTCGCTTTTAGTAAGCTTGTTACCAACTTCCACAAGACCTAATTTACCATCCCAAGTTTTATCTACCGGTCGGTCTATTACAGCAGATGCCATGTCTTGTCGTTGGTACCGATTCCAGTACCAGGTAAAATCCAATTCTCTGTCTGGCGGATATCCCAGAGCTTCATAGATATTTCTTTTACCACTATATGATTCCCCAAGTCGCCAAGATAATCGAGCACGAGACAATAGGCTTGAAATAACCACTTGGTTATCTGTCAACTTTTGTACTTGATTATTATTATGTTTTCGTCTTACCATAATCTTTTCATCTTACCTAGTCCCACTATTAGTTTCTATCCCTATACCACCTCTTCCAATTTTAACTCTTTTCTTACCTGTTAATTTAGCAAACGCACCTGACGAAGCGTCTGTCTGATCCTTAAAGGTGGATCCTGGAAAAAATTGTAATTCATCTATATATAGCTCATTCCACTTTGCACTGAATAATTGAACCATTCCCAGATTAACCATTACCGAATAAGGATCCGCTCGTTGCGCCTTGTCTCCCGTAGGCCGATCTGCCCGGGCACTATAACCCGCTAATCTTTTAATAGTAGCCTCAGCACTTTCCTTACCACCACTGCCGGGCTCCTGTTCCACATACACATAGGTGTTTTTTCCATCTGCCTCCGCCGTAGCCCTTATTATCTTTTCTCGTTGTTCTGTTGACCATTGACCCCGTTTTACATCCAGGACAATAAACTTCTCATCCTTTAACTTTGCAATCTTTACCCCTGCCGTATAAGCACCACCACCTTCTGTTGCTGCCTTATCCCAATACCGAACTGTCCTTTCTATTTGAAACTCTCTTGGCGTGTTTTCTACAACTATAAAGTTATCTGTTTTAAACATACCGCCACCCAATGGTATAGGATCTTGACCAATTTGACCACCATACGTAAACTGACCCAGCTCCAGAAATGAATCCAAGGCATCCCAAGTTAGTCTAGCAGGATCCATCAACTGATTTACATAATGTTTTACCAGTTCTGGTGGTTTTACCTTATCTTCGTAATTCCGAATCTCACCCGGAATACAAATATGTTTAATCCTGGTTTTCTTTTTTCTTAACCAATGTCCAGTAGGGTCATTCTGATGTAATCGTTGCATTATTAAAATAGTCACAGTCACGTCTTTATCAACCTTACGAAAAGGTAATGTATTATCCATCCAGTGATTTGCCTTCTGTACTTCTGCAACCGAAATAGCTCTTAGTGGATCTATTGGATCATCCACAATATTAATATGACCATGAAAACCTGTGACACTACCGCCGACACTGGTACTGAATCTATTACCACCTCTAATTTGTTTAGGAATGCGACCGGGTGAATCATGTTGAAGTTTAACACATCTAAAATTTGATTTCGTGTCTTTGTCTTGTTTGATTTCAAGTTCAGGGAATAACAGTTTAAACTTATCACTTCTCATCACATCACGACTATATTCCGCAGACTCCAATGACAACGGAGTGGTATAACTAGCCGTAATAAATCTCAAACTAAACCAATTCACCCAACACCACAAAGGGAACATTATACTTACAATTGCCGTCTTCGTACTACCTGGAGGCACATTAATAATCAAATCATACAACTTAATCTTATTCTCACTAACTCGACGGGCCGCAATCATTAACTCATCACAAATATACTCAATGTGCCAATTTGGTTTAAACTTGTCTTGACTGTACTCCGGCCAAAAATATTGTAAGAACATATATAAATTATTCCTACATAATTCTCGAATAGCAAGGAGAGGGTCATTCATAGCACGTTTCATTATGCTGTTCTCTCCAGTATTCCGAACTATCTTTTTCTTTCTCCTTATAAGAGTAGTTTCCATCTATCCTTTAAAAAAATTAATTATTTCTTACACCATCTGTTAACTGGGCAGATGCTATTTCAAACAATACTTTCTGAGCTTTTTCACTCAACTTAGTTACATCAATATCTTCGACATTCTGGTGTATGTGGTCAACACTGCCTCCATGTTGCACCTTATGCACATCTGTCCACAACTCCCTCTGTCTATTCTTCAACCAAAAAATCAAAGCCGTCGTATCTGGTATACAATACTTCTTAACCATAAACTTCACCCACTTCTTCTCCACATACTTCATCTCCTCTTCCTCATAATAAAAACCATTCCCTCGCTTAAACAATGAGCCACTGGCTTTCATATCAGCAACTATTCCCCCTCTTTTCCTAGCAACTATAAACTCCGGATACTTTCTCAACCAGCCATCAATAGTCATAGCTGATCTCCCAAAGAACATTGCTAATTGTGCATTAGTTGCCCCCAACATACTTAACTCCGTAACCTGATCCAGCACCTCAACACTAAACATAGGTCTTTGACCATTTGACAAACTTCGAGGAGTTGCATTGTGGT